TTAGGACATTATAGTCTAAAGTGCCATAAATCGTATCATTTAGGATAAATGCGTCTATGACTGGCTCTAATGTCGTGAACGTAGTGCGCCAACTATTCGGTGATATATTCATGCGTACACCGAAAATTTGTAATGTTTTCTCTAAGGTAGATCCGCCTGGCTGGGTAGTAATTACCTTTATCGGATCAAAAAAGTCTAGGTCTAGGGCTGCAATAATGCCGCTATTGTAATTGTTTGTGTATAGGTCAAGCACTATAGAATCTACTCGGATGCTGGTCTCAGCTCTGCTCGCCACATAAGCCTGTGCGTAATCTAGGGCTACGGCATCGGTCTGCATAAGTAAGTTATCTAAGAAGTAGCTGTGTAAGAAATACTTATCTATGCTGTCTTGATTTGACGCTACCTGTGCTGTGCCACTTGTTCTAGTAATCGTGGCTTTGTTAAATATAAGCACATCGTTAAGAATCCAACTAGCATCAAAGTAATCTATACCTGTGCCGTTATCTGCAAAGACTGTAGGTGTGCCGCCAATAGATCCTGCAGTCACATCTCTATCTTGGAATACGAATGATCCACTAGCATCTACATAAAGTGCGCCATACTCTGAAGTGGCTACTGTGGTAAGTGCTGCTAAAGCTGTGCGGTTAGTGCCAGGATCCGCCTGCATAGTGGTTAGCCCTGCATCTACATCACGCATAGTCGCTGGCCAGTCAATTTCATCTAATATCTTATTTATACGTGTGCCTGATAATTGTCCAGCAGTAGCATCTGTGACTGTACTGATCTGTGCTACCTGCGCTAATCTAAATGCATCTACAGCTTGTATGGTTGTTATCGCTACATCTTCACCTGACTCATCTGGGTATGTAGTAACGTAGCTTGTAATAAAACCTTGAAATATAGGATATGTTACTGATGAGTAGGTTGCACTAATTTGCACCTTTTTCATAGGTGTTAATAAATTGTAATATGGCCCTGTTACATTCTGCGGATTAAAGTCGCCATTCTGATCTACTATGCGTAAGGTGAGTGCGCCTGTTTGAAATTGATCGGATAGTGCAGTACGGCCTCGGTTAGTTTCTATGCGGTTAACCTGATTAGACACATCTACAATTACAGCTGTGGCATCACCTAATACGTTTGTATCTAATATGCCTGAGTCTAAAATCATTGTCTGGGCAAAGGCTGGGCCAGTACTAAAGTTAATTAAAGCGGTTACTACAGGTACGGTCATACTATAAATCCAGCAGGTACTGTTGAATAACCTGATCTAGTCGCCACCTGTATGCTCTCTGCTATTGCCTGACTTAGCCTGTCGCCACCTGCATCTACAGTTACTCTAATATCCATCGGGCTTTGTGAAGATGATCTTTGTACGCCACCAGTAGCAAAGCCACTTAAGAAATCATTAATGCGTGAGTTTAATTCTTTAGTGTCAATTATTGCGGCTTGTACTACTGCAGGCGAGTACCCACCACCGCCACCACCGCCATCGCCACCGCCATCGCCACCGCCACCGCCAGTATTTGGTGCTGTAAAATTAAACTTAGCAAGCATGGCTGCTATACGTGCATTTAATTCTCTAATAATAGATATTGCCATGTCTTCAATATAAGTGTCTATCTTGGCAGTTAATGCTTTAACTTTGACTATGCCAAAGTCTAATAATGATAACCCTGCTAATCTAGCTTCTTCTGCTAATTTCTTTAGTGCCTCGGCAGCTTCTAACTCGGCTAGTAACTTCTTAGCCAAAGCCTCGTTATTGTCTAGGATTGCTAGCTGTGATTTAAGGCGTAACTTAGTTTCTTCATCGGTTGCGCTGTTTAAGGCTGCGTTTATACCAATGCGCTCTAGGTCAAACTTCTTCTTTAATTCTTCTACATTCTTATTCTCAATAGCATTCTTCTTTGTAATTATATTGACTTCTTCTTTACGTGCTTTAGTTACGGCTATGCTTGTAAGTAAATCCGCCCTTGATTTAGCCGGTGATAATCTAGGTGCGTTTATATCAGACTTACGCAAGAACTTGCCGCCCACTTTAACGCTGGCATTCGGGTTAAGTAGTCCTATTACATCGCCAACAGTCCTAAATGCGTTGCCTATCTTTTCAGCTGCATTAACCATCTTTACTGTAAATGTATCTATATCGTTACTGCCAGATAGAGCTGCTATAGCATCAAGTAAGCCCTTGCCTATTGCCTCTTTAGATTCATCTACGGCTACAGTCAATTTAGCCATACTGCCTGCATAGCCTTCTACAGCTGCTGCGGCTTGACCTGCAAAGTTAACGTTAAGTGTGCGCTGTACTTCTAGGAAAGATGCTGACTTTAATTGTGCTTTACTTAGTCCTACACCTAATCTGCCTAATGCAGCGTTATCGCCTAGGTAAGCCTTAGATAGGCTTGTAGATACAGCTGTTAAATCTTTGCCAGTGCCTGCTGATACGTTTAGTGCAGTCTCAAATAAACTCTGTGCCTGAGCAACATCTTTAGTTACTATCAGTAAACGCTGAAAGCCTGGTATTAAACTTTCATCTACTATGCCAAATTGTAAAGATAAATTCTTTAGATAATCTTCTATGCCTGGCTGCTCAAACTGTAAACCTAAGTTGCTTACTGTGGTGCGTAGTTTAGCCGCTGCCTTTTCTGATTCTATAAATGCGTTAACTGCATTCTTTGCAAAGTTTGCTATTGCTATAGTTCCAAATACTTTAGCAAAAGTTTTGCCTAGGCTTTGCACATTCTTATCAAAGGCTGATATTTCTTTCTTGCCTTTTTTTAATCCTTTGTTATCAAAGGTGCTGACTGCACTGACAATTAAATTAGGCATTATGCAGCCCTTCTTTGCTCTGTGTCTTTGATAAATTTCTTAGCTACTGTGTCAATAGCATTAACTACTCTAGGTATAATTACATCTTTAGTCTCATCCCAAGCACGATAGATAACACGACCACGCTGCTTGCCTTGACCCTTCATGCTAGATAGCATCTCAGCAGCTGAGTTAAATTGCACAGGTGCGTTAGGGTTTAATGATTTATTACCTCTAGGCCTACCTATGCGGCCTGCAGTCTCAAATATTGCACCTGACCTAGAATTGTTATAAACATAAAATGCGGCTTTGAATCCTTTGTCGTTTGCTTTATTTTGACCTGCGGAATATGCAACCTTGCTTTTTGCTAAGGCATAATCATACGTTGGAAATAATCTATTAGGATCTATAATTGTTTGTATTGATGCAGTGCCTTTACCCCAGCCGCTTAATACTTCATTTTGTAGTGGTAAATAACTTTGTGCGCGATCTCGGACAATTAACATAGCCTGCTTAATATTCTTTGACATTTCTTTGTTCAAGTCTTTGTCAACATTTTTCATAGCCTTCTGGAGTTGTTTAACGCCTGTTACGACTACGGGCATTTTTGATCTCCTTTGCTCTGTCTTGCAAGACCTGCACGATTGCTCGTAGCATCTCTGAGTCCATATTTATAAACTCACTAGGCGCGATCCCAGTCTCTACACTTAAAGCAGCCACTGTATAGAGAATGGAATCACGCTGTACTATTTTTTTTCTTCGTCTAATACCTCGACAGTTTCTAAGCTGTCTATAAACTCAATACCAAATATAGGTACAGTTACGTTAGCCCTACGTAAGCACTCATGCGCTAAGAAGTAAATCTCAGTCTGCCTCTCGTGATCACGTAGGACTTTACTAATTCCTGCGCCATACTTTAACTCAAAAGCGTACTCGACACCTGGCGTAATCTTATGTTCAGATACTTCGCCATTAGCCCTTGTTATCTTTAGCTTTGCCATTATTGCTCCTTATGCTATTGCTACAACTACTGTGCTGTTGCAGGTAAATGTAATGCTTTGTGATGAAATATCGCCTACTGCTCCATTTACATTCTGTAGGTTATTTACCAATACAGATGCTGTGTATGACGGATTAGCGGCAGATACTGCAGCACTTGTCTGTTTAATTACCACAGTTACAGTAGTGCCATAAGCAGCACGTAATGTAGGAATAACTTTTGTGGCTTCATTATCATTTAGGAAGTCTAAAGTAATAGTGCTTGCCTCTAGGCCTTTAGCAAACTTATGTGCGGTGTCGCCCATAGCGGTTACTTCCAGCTCATCAAATGATTGGTTAATTGTTACAGCTGTTACAAACGCTGATAGATCAACGCTGTTAAATGTAACGGATACGCCATTGTTTAAGAATATGGCCATGATTACTCCTTGTCTTTCTCTTTAGTAGGTGCAGGGGTTGGTGCTGGTGTTTCTTGAATCTGGCCTATCTTTTTCAAGAAGGCTAAGTTTTCTGCGTCTGTACTCATTTTAACTCCAGCTCGTTAGGATTGATACGGTAATTTCAGAAACCAGCAAATCACCACTAGCGGCGTTGACTATAGCAGGTGCTGAAATACTAGATATGTTTAGCACCAAAGATGA